CTGCTCTCCTTCCAGTGACAGCGTATCAGGCGCTGGTGCTGAAGTCAAAGCTAGGAGCACCAGTCGGGCGGAAGGTGATCTCGACCTGCTGAGCATCATCAGGGTTGATGTTCAGGCTGGCGGTCAGCAACACAGCATCCATTGCGATGCTGCGGCTCAGTGCTTCAGTGCCCTGCTTGTCGGTGTAGAGCTTGAAGGCGCAACCAACTTGCTGACGCTGCAGCACGTCTTCGATCATCCGGTTGCTCAACGAAGCATCTTCGTCGGTGGTGTAGACCGTGCATGAACCGGTGCCGTCACCGAAGCCAGAAATGTAGGACCGGAAGGGAACGTACTGCCCAGGGGTGTCGCCAAGAGTAGTTACGTCGATCTCAGCACGGTTGATCTCGAAAGACCATTCACGCACTTGAGCTACGTTGACGAATGCGTCGTACTCCACCTGGAACTTGTTAGCACCGGTAATAGTACCCGTGTCGGTGAGAGTAACGGTAGACCCGCCCTCAGTTGCCGAAACCTGAAGAACACCGGTTGAAGCGGTGTAACCGATGACGTAGAAGGTCGTTCCAGCGGTTAGACCTGCAGGGAGGGTTCCAGTGCCCGCACCACCTGTAGTGGTGTTTACAACGCTGAAGTTCACCGGATCACCCACCTTAAAGTTCAGGTAGGTAGGGACGGTGATTTCATCACCAACGGTGTCTACGTCGGCACTGACAAAAGTTGCCAGCGTTCCGGCGGGTTTGTAGTAGAGGGCACCCGAAGTGCCGGACAGAACAGTGGATGCCATAGGGCGTACCAAGAAGTAAGGATCTCTGCGGGCACTGCCCGGCTTCTTACAGGTTAGCGGTTAATTATGTCAGATCTGTAGCTACATAACCGGTGTCAATTCGGCCCACAAAGTGGGGGGATTGATCAGTTGATGAAAAAGTCGGGCCGTTTATTTGTCCGATACTAAAGAACACCCCTGAGTCTGTTTTTGCGGTGTCTTGGATTTTCGTCAGCGTTGTAACGGCTGTGTTCAGTAGCTCTTGGTTACGGGCAGGACCGCGACCCTTCTCAGTAAAAACACGGATGACGACCGCGCCACGAGCGTTATCTAAACTTGTGGTGAGCGTAGGGTCGGTTGTTGCGCTAAAAGTAACGTTCACACGGACGTACTCTGTCGTGGTGTTGGGGGGTACGGCGGTGATGTTGTCGAAGTAGACCGGGACCTCTGGAACAAGGTTATTGAAGGCGGTCAAGAGCGGGCCTTCAACAGCAGCGCGGATTGCTTGATAGTTCATCAGTTGCTGGAGGCAAAAGCAATATCTACTCCTTTGCCCATTGCTTCTAAAATACCTGTGCTGTTCACATAGGTAACAAACCAGTCGGCAGGGGCTGTTGCTCTCGAAGTCCCTTCTACAGAGGTGTTAATGTCTGCACGACCTGAACCGACGCGCTTTCCTTCGAGTACGACTGAGCCCAAGGGATCCCCAACGGATATAAACTTACCCTCCTCTAGGTCCATGGCCTGCATTGCATGGGGCGCTGTGTTGCTAATACTGATTTTTACGTCTCTGTTGACCGATGCGTAGGTGTCTGGGATATTTGGCATGTCTTTAATTAGATACGGGTAGCCGGACTCGGAACCAGAGCCAACACCCGGTGCGTAAGTGACCCAGCTGTTCAAAAAGTCCCCGCTCCAGTTAGGGCCAGCTTCCGCTAAATCATTAAGGATGGTCTTTGCCGAATTTCGGGCCGCGTTGATAATGTCCCTTCGAGCTTGACGACTTAAATCCCCAGGCTTGTACCTTTTTGCCATTACTGCGGCCTCACGATGAGTTGGTGGAAAAGTGGGTTGTCGCCTCGGTAACTGCGAACGCTGATGATCTTGCCTTCGCGGGTTACACCTGCCTGCGGGTAACGGATGCGGTCGGCTTCGGTGGGGAAGTACGTTCCAAGCTCCTCGTTGCCAATCAATACGGAGAGGTCGGTGGTTTGGTAGAGACCTTCCTGTTCGCGGGAGGAGATGTTGCTAATTACAGCTTTGACTGTGACCTCGACGTCGGCGCCATTAACGTCTCCGGTGGTTGGGTCGTAGTTACGTGGGGTGCTGGTTTTGACGTAAGTAATGTCGCTTCCCCAGTCGGCCATTAACCGTCCGGGGATCTGTTTGAAGGTATCGTCAATTCTCGACATCTCAGTTCCTCAGCAGCTTCACGTTGTAATTCGTCGCTCCACCGATGCAATAGGCGCCGATGTAACCCTGCAGCCAGGGATACTCGTCAAAAATGTTGTTGGTGACGCCGGGGGTTTGAGTTTTGGTGTTGTACTTGACCTTGAGGTCGCCAAGCTCAACCTCGTCGTAAAGACCAGTCGTGCCGGTGCTGCCAGTTACAGCATCGGTGTTGTTGGCGAGGGCGCGTGCCAGCTCGAAGGTTGCGGTTTTGATTTCGTCGGGGATGAAAGTGCAGGCAAGTTCTACCGTGTCAACGGTGAAGTCTTTGCGCGGCCACTTCAGTGCTTGGGTCTCGGTGCAACGCTTACCGTAGTATTTAAGAACGTCTAGGAAACGTGTGGCGCTAATGATTGCGCGATTCTTCTGGTCGTCTGTTTTATCGTCCCAGGTGCTGCTTTCTGGGGTGGTTTCAAAATAGGTGTTTGCTTCAGCTAGCGACACGTAGCTGTTTGAGTTGGCGCCTTGCAAAGTGGCGTCGATTACAGCAGCCACAACAGTCAGTACAATCTTTTGTTCAGTCTAGCCCTACGTTGTTTTGCTGGTTTTGGCAATAGTTGGGCGTGGTAGACCGTTCCACCGGTCATTTCGACCTCTACTTGGGCCTCTTGTGCGCTCCCTGCTGGAACGTCGATAAACGATTTTGTACTATCCTTAAGGGTGAACAATCGGACCATTCTCATGGCTGAGGACAGCAAAGATCTTTTGATCGACATCCTAGATGAGCCCAAAGAAGAGGTTGTTGAAGAGAAAAAGACTCGCAAGCCTCGTAAGAAACCCGAGCCTCGGAAACTCTCTGATGTGGCGGAAGAAGTGCGGAATCTTCGTAATGAAGGCATCCCTGTGCCTGAAATCGCTGATCGACTTGATATGTCGTACCAGGTTGTGAACCAGCTGGTGCTGAGGTCATACAAAATAGTGTCCAACACCGTCGAGGTGTTTGAAAGGCAAGAGCGGATGCGGCTCGGACTCTGAGGCAATAAAAAAGCCCCCTTGCGGGGGCTCTGACAACTGCGTCTCCGTATCAAGAGTACACGGAAGTGTCGAAGGGGGTGTTCACCAGAAGACGGACCACGGGGATCATCTTGGTGGTGCTGTAGGCAAGTGCCCAGCTGGCGGTGTCGGCCAGGTTGCCGGTGGTTGCGGCGTTGGTGGGGTTGTCGCCAGCGACGTTCCACTTGGTGCCGTTGATGTGGTAGCCGTAGTGGTAGTCAACGGCGATCACGTCCTGCATGGACAGGATGTTGCGGTCGGCGGCGAGGCGCAGATCCTGTTGGATGCCCTCGGACACAACGCCCGACTTGAACATGTAGATCGGGTACTTAACGATGTGGGTCGCAGTACCGCCAGCCAGGGAGGACAGCTGGTCGTCGATCACAACACGCAGGCCAGCGAAGGTGCCGACTTCGGGTTGGGAAACGCCGATGCCGCCAGCGCCCCAGGTCACAGCGCCGGAAGCGGCGAGTGCAGAGGTGCTGAAGGTCAGCATTCCGATCTGTTGCAGGTAGTAAGCAACAGAGGAGTGCATCGCAATGGTGTCGATCTCCTCGCCACGCTCACCCAGCAGGTTTTTGGCCTGCATCAGGTTGCCAACAGTCAGATAGTTGGCGTCGGTAGCGGAAGTCGTACCAGTGGCGTCGTACTGGTTGGGGCCGAGGATGCCAGCGCCAGTGATGCCCCCGAACAGGCCGAGAAGTTGGGCCTTCAGGGTGGCAGTCTTCAGCTTGTTGATGGCTGCAGACAGCTGGTTGCGGACGTGAGCCAAGGGGTCAGCGCCGGAACCGAGCTTGCTCAGGTCGTCAGCGGCGTAGCTGAAGCCACGGTGCAGCAGAGTCATGATCTGCTCGTCTGCCGAGGTGCCCTGAGGGGTCAGATAACCAGCCCCGGAGGTTCCCCAGGCGCTGCCTGAAGTGATCTGCTCCTCGGTGGGAGAGATGGGGTCGTGGAAAGGCACACGCACACGAGTACCACCCGCACGAGCATCGAGAGCGGCGTTGCGCTGCACGATGCCGCCTTGAATCCACTTTGATTGCTCAAAGATGCCTTCAGCGGTGTACTGCAGGAACTCGGGGCGAGTTACCAGGTCCGACAGAAATGTTCCGCCGGAATAGTTTTCGGAAATAGCGGCCATGAGAGGCTCCTAAAGGGTTAGCGGGGCGCCCCACTGGGGCTATTTTCCGGCCTCAGCTTTCAGTAATCGGGCTTTGTCGGGATCCTTCGAGAGAAGAATCATTTGCTCGGTTACGTTCCAGCTGTCTTTCAACCACGGGTTGCTTTGGCCTGGGAGGGAGGTGGAACGGGCACTGCCTGCTACACCCATGCCGGAGCGGTTGGTAGGAGCGAAGTGATGCTCGTAACCGCTGCCGGGATTGCGGAGATTGGTGACGTATTCACCAACCGGAACCTCGACGCCGCCAACAACAGCCACAGGCTGACCATCTTTGGAGTGGAGATTCTCTTCAATAAGACGATACAACTGATCGGGCGCTAATGCACCGTTTTGCGAAAGTTGCGCGACCATTGAAGCCTTCATCTGTTGCTTGGAATAGTTCTGCTTCAGATCACCGATTTCGGTGTCTTTTGCAGCTAATTCCTGCTTCAAACTGGCGACAGTTCCCTGCACCTCTTCCCAGAGGGTTTTGTAGTCGCCGGATTCCGCCAATTTGGCGGTCTTCATCTCTTCCTGGGCTGCTTGGAGTTGCGTGAGTTGCGTTTGGAGCGATTCACGGTTTTCCTTGTCCTTGCGGCGTTCCGCAATTAACTCAGCGTTTTTTGCCTTCAGTGCTTCAATCTGAGCGGCAAAATCAGCACTTTCAACCACAGGTTTGGGTGCTTCAGCTTCCACAGGAGGCTGCACTTGTTGCTCTTCAGACACGCTTATGTATCATAATGATCTTTACTATTCTAGCTCAGTATCGGCGGGTTGTTCTGGTGGGAGTTGGGCGCGTTGGGGCTCTGGAGCGCGTTGGCGGGACTCGCGTGCCAGCTCTTCGTCGATGTCAAGGTTGTCAGGAACGATCTCACCGCGACGCAGGATGTCGAGGAGGAGTTCGTCGCTCAGCTTGCCCTTCTCGCTTAGGTTGGCGAGTACCGCAACATCCTGACCAATTAGACGGTAGTAGTCGAAGTCACGATCCACGGTGACGGTGGGTGGTTCGATGCCTACATACTCGGAGGCGAATTGGAAGGCGCGGTTCAAAGCGCTTTCTAATTCTTGGCTGACAATCGAGAGGATGCTGTTGGCTTGGGCTTGGTCGATGCGCTTGGCATCGGCAGACTCGGCTACAAACTTCTGGCCCAGCAATTTGGTGATGCCCAAAGATGACATCTGGCTCTCCAGAGATTGGAGTTCGTTCATCTGGGCGTCGAAGCTGGTGGCGTCCGCTTGCACGTAATACGCCTTGTTGCCCGGTTGCATCGAGATGGCGTAGTTCACGCCCATTGACGTGTTGCCTGTTGTGTCGTCCCAGCCTTCGAGTACGAGGGTGGGCATCGCGGCGATGTGGAGGGCGTGGATTAGGTCGGCTTGTCGCTGGTAGTGGGTGATGTTTAGGTTGGCAATGTCGAGTAGTGGAGGCTGGGAACGCAACATGCCACGGCGGTTGCTGTAAAGCGGAACAAGAGGGATCTCGTCCAGGCTGTAGCGGCCCTCCTCCTCAAATTCGACTAGCTCCTGGCCTAACGTGTAAAGGTCGTATCTACCGGGGTAGATCACGCGCATTTGCTCGATCTGCTCCTCCCCAAATTCGTTTAACGGACGGCTGGTGTACTCATGGATTCGTACCTGCGTAAGGGGGCTTCCGGGCATAGTGGACTCTTGACGCCAGCCCCATATCTGCGGTGCATCGACATGGATGAAATAAGGGCGACGTCCCAGGGCACGCTCTTCGGCAAGGTTTCGGGCGCCACTACCGGCGGGGTAATCAACAAGGATTGCGCTATGGCCGTAAGTAAGGCTGCTGACCAGAGCACGGCGGGCGTATTCATTTAGATCGGATCCGAGACCATCAATATTCTCGCTCAGCTCTTTCCAGTAGTCGTCACCGTCGATTTGGATCGGTTTGCGCAGGATCGACCCAGCGGCGGTTTCGATAAGGCGACTTGTATAAGGAGATAAGACGGAACGATCGACGCGGGTTTGGTAGGCGTCGTCGTCTTCGCGTGGCTCCTGCGGGAGGAATGTCTCGCTTAGGTCGCGGATGTAGGACGTGCCACGGGTGACGGCAGCCATGATCTGCCAGTCTTCCATCATCGCGATGACGTCCAGACTGCGGACGAACGGCGATTCGCTAACTACGGCACTCGTAGGTGGGGTACTTCCGCTGTAGACCACAACTAATACGCGCTTTTAGCACATTGTAGTTGTCACCACTTCTCGCGATTTGCCCAGTAAGCGGCAGATAACTTCCCCTTGGCAATGTTCTTTGCGTGACGGGCTTTGAATGCCTTGTTGCGTGCGCTGCCGTCAGGGCTGCCCTTCACTCCCTGTTGACCGAAACGGATAAGTTTGACCGTTCCATCGACCTTTGCAAGAACTGCGTGGCTTTTGCTGGGGTGGTTTGGGGTGCGTTTGGGCTTGTTGTAGCCCTCGAATTTTTCGCCGCGATACTCAATCATCGTTGTCCTCCACGCTGATCATTACTTCAACGCCGCCAGCTAAACGCACCATAAGACCGGCAAAGTCGTGTGGGTCGGTTGGCGTCATGAAAGCAAAGCTTGCTTCGGTCGTGCGGCTTTCGGCGTCCACTTCGATGTGGGTGCAGAAGCCTGGAACGATTCGAGTGCCCATTAGCCGTGATATGCAACGCCAATGTGTGGAATCACGCTAGGCGTTCCAGAGGAGATTGAGCTAATTCTCATGCGGATGCGGTTGACGGGTCTGCCGGTGTAAAAGTAGATGTATTCACCGTCGGCGTTAATTGTTTTGCTGGTGTCGAGTTCGTACCAGGTGCCATTTCCGGCGTTGAATTTGGTCTCGAAGGAGAGAGTGAAGTTGGCGCCGCCTGTGACGTCTGCGGCGAAGCAAAATTCGCTGCTGTCGGCGTGGACTTCCAGTGTGTCGCCTACTTGGGTGAGGGGGACGTCTTCGTGGTGCTCGACGAGGTTTGTGCCCCGGTCAACGGTAAGTGCCATTATTTCTTACGCTTTTTGGTCGTTTTGGCGGCTTTTTTGAACGCTCCAGCGGTTGGGGCGCCCTTTGAGCCGGGTTTACGCATGGATTCGCCGGATCCGGCTTTGATGCGCTTACGTTTAGCGTGGATATTGGCGTATAGGCCGCGTTTCTTCGGCATGGCTCCTTTATGAAGACCGTCTGCTTTAGCTTACTTGTTCTTCTTGGTCTTAGTTCCCTTCACCTTGCGCATGTAACCCTCGCACCGTTTTTGAGCGTTACTTTTACCGCTTTTCTTCTTTTTGGGTTTTTCGTAGTGGCCTGGCATCTCTATAAGTAGCGGTTAATAGACACGATAGGACGTCTTTCCGATGTTTTCGGGTTTGGCGAGGTTAAAAGTTTGTAGGCACAGGTAGCCGAAGGCGTCAAAGGCGTGGTCAACGCCCAAATTCTTGTTGGGAAGGCCCGTTCCAGGGGCGTAGGTGAGTGTGCGGAAGGCTTTGATGAGTTCATTGCAGCGGGGGTGGATTTTGCAGCGGCGGGCGCCTGATGCGTCGAGGAGGGCGGTGTTGACGGCGGTGATTTTGTCGCGGATTTTCCAGGGGCAGCGGGGTGTGGAGACGTTGAAGCCTGATTTGCGGAGGATGCTGTGGTCTGTAGCGCCGACACCGGCGGTTTTGCGGGCTCCGCCGGTTGGGTCCGGGCAGGCGACGATGCGGCGTTCCACGCCGTAGCGGTTGATGACTTCTTCGGTGAAGTCCCAGGTGGTGGCGCCGCCGGTCATGATGATTTCGTCGAATACCCAGAGTTCGTCGCCTTTCTTGACGGCGCAGATGCCGCTCATTGGGTCCACGTTGAAGTCAACGCCGAGGAGGAGGGGGAGGATTGGTAGGTCGCGGACTTCTTTGTCGATGTTGGCGTCGTTGAAACTTACGGCGACTAGGCCGGAGAGGTTCTCAAAGCTGGCTTCAAATTCTTGACGGAAGGTGCGGGCGTCTAGTTGGGCGCGGGCGGCTTCTACTTCCTCGGGTGGAACGTTACCGCCCTGGATCGTGGTGTAGCACCACCTCTTCCAGTCGCCTGTAGCGTCCTCGGCAACGTAACACCAGAGGTCGTAGAACCAGCTGGCGGTGCCTTCTGGGGTTGAGATGAACAGTGCCCAGCCTTGTTTGTCCGCAAGGGCAGGACGCAGTACCTCGAACCAGACCTCGGCTTCCATAAATGCCGCTTCGTCGAGCACTACTCCAGAAAGAGAGCGGCCTCGGAGAGCTGAAGCGTTCTCTGTGCCCTTTAGTTCGATCGTGGAGTCGTTGACCAGCTCCATGCGGAGTTCGGTCTCGTTTTTGGTGCGTACCAGGGAGTTGGGGATGATCTTTTTGAGGGTTTTCCAGGCGATGTCCTTCGCCATGCGGTAGGTGGGGGCGCAGTAAAAGTAGGTTTCGCCGGGACGTTCCAGGGCGGCTTTGAGCAGTTCGATGCAGGCGAGATAAGATTTGCCGAAGCGGCGACCGGCGACGAGGACGCGGAATCGGTTTGTGGCGCTAAATACTTCGCCCTGGGCGGGGCGCAGGCTTAGGTCTAGTGATTTAGGCACACATAAATTTTGTGTTGTATTAGGAGTGTATTACTCGCGTTCGATTTTGATGTTGATGTCGGGGACGCTATTGCCTTTTTCTTCGACTTGATCGCAACCAACCATTTTTGCGAGGGAGTCGAGGACTTGGGCGGCGGTTGCCATTTGGCCGCGCTTCATTGAGGCGTTGAATAGGCGGTTACGCATCGAAAAGATGCGACCGGCCATGTTTTCACGCTCCAGCTTGAAGTCTTCGTTGTTGAGTTGTTGGACTTTTGCCCAGTCGCGCCAGGCAGTGGCGAGGGCGATTTGTTCTTTGTCGGCGTGATCGAGGACCAGTTGGCGACAAGTAAGGCCTTCAAGTTGGCGTTTGTAGAGGCGTTGGACGCGATTTTCTACTTCAGCGGCGTGGCGTTTTGGGCCAAAAGGGCGGCGGCGGGTGCCCTTAGTCTTCTCGTCAAGGTATTCCTCATCTGTAATACCTTGGCCGTATTCAATTTCGTACTTTTCCTCTTCAGGCATCGTTCCAGCGGAACCTTTTAGTCAGATAGTAACAGAGTTGTTCACATTTACCGGGCTGGTGTGTAATTTTTGTAGGCCCAGGGGTGTAGCACAGTACAGAACTTGACCCCTGCCCCCTCCTGTGCTACTTTAATAGGAAATAGCCCGTATTTATGCAGGTTCCCTATGCACCGCATTTTATTTTCCGCGTCTGAACCCTACCCCCTTGTTGCGAGCCGCTCTCAATAACGACTCGCGAGCATCTGAGGCCTTATTGAGAATCGGTTGCAGCTGCGGCGGCGCACATTGCGGACGCTCCAGCCAGAGCGGCCATGGCGACCAGTGCGACAGCCTGGGATCCGGCGGCGCTGCTACGTGGTGCGGCGGCCAAGGAGCGGCCCACAGCCACCGATCCAGCGGTGCTGACGACGGCGGCGAGACCAAATGCACAGAAAACGGCTTCTTTCACGGTGATACGGATCAGATACGGGAACGTGTGATGGTGAGCGGTGGATTTTGCAGGGGTGGTCTCACGATGTGGCAGGGCGC